TCGCACATAATGTATGAGTGTCTTTCGTTTTTTAACACACGATAGATTTGTTGAATAAGGTCTGGCAAATCATCATTCGACATTACATCAAACCATTTATGTTCTAAATCATCACTGTCTGTGCCAGGCGCACCCATTCCCATCCTTGCTGTGGAACCCACGCCTTGCCATTTCATCATACTTTCATAAGCCGGGTCTGTTAAAACCAAATCCACGCTTTGATTAGGCAGTGTTTTTAAAACATTTAAACAATCGCCCTGATAGATTTCAATACCTGGAGCTAAGATTTCATGTTTCATGCCCTTTTCACCTCTTGTAGCACCGCATTTAATTTTACACTTTTATTCTAACAGTTTATTTATTCTATACATTTATGTATAGGATAATTCAATTATCCAACATTTGTTTTGCGCGTTATGGCAGTCGTCGGGCATGAGTTCTAAATCAAAATAATAGTGTCCGCCCCTGCGCGCACATTCCCACGATAACGCCCACAATAAAGTATTATTCCGCATAGCGCAAATAATGTCCTCATTGCCTGACCAGCCGCCCGTATGCAACTCATAATGACATCTATCATGTTTAACAATATAAGGAAACGACCAATACCAAAGCTGTTGAATATACTCAAACAGCTTCTCAAAGCCATCAACCGTTAGATCGTCCCAACAAGCAATGGCTTCAAGTTCGTCAGGGGTGGGATAGCCGGCGTCATCAGGCATCAAGCGTTTCCTGTCTTATGTTTTTTATCATTTCATCTCCAACACAAGCATATTGTATGTATAAATTATAACAGTTATCGTTATGTTATACAGCACCCTTCAATGCCTGCTCAATAACCTGCAAAGCCTCGCCGCTTTTCACAAGATTGCTTGGGAATCTCAATACCGCCCAACCCATTAAGGTGGCAGTATTATATTTTTTACAATCCTTCAAAAAGCCTGCACCACGCGTGTGTCTGCCCTGCGTCCATATCCCGCCCTCAATCTCAATGGCTATCATGTGTTCAGGGTACGCGAAATCAAAACGCCAGCGTTGCGTATCATGGAAACGATAGTTATATTTTGGTATTGGCAGCCCGGCAGATTTAATTTGGAATAATAATAAGGCTTCCAGCTCAGATTTTGCCATGAGGACACTCCTTTCCCTCGCATGCTCCATCCAAATAGGGGATTAAAGCCACCAACAATTCGAGCGCGGAATTAACTCCAAATTCTGACGACTTGCGCCCAGGAACTCGGTTATATCGAATAACGCGGTTGCGTAAATGTTTGATAACCATATCCAGATTATTTTGGTCTTCCCCACTCAGACGCTGATAAGCATCTTTGTATACCTGGCGCTCCAGTGCGATTGCCTCGCGCTGATTAAGCATTTTGCTCCGCATCCTACGTTTTAACTTTTGAAATTCCATTGCTACCTCCTCATTATATTAATATGTTTTGGATTATTCTATTTCTATGGCGAGTACATGAACTGGATTTAAGACCAGTTTACTATCTTTGTATATGACTGAAAACCACTCTTCACCTAAGCCGCTCATATACGTCATTAAAATTTCTGTCACACCATCCACCCCAACTGTATACGTAACATTTGCTGTAATCAAAGATTTAATCATATTAACTCCTTTTGTTTCTAAGACATTACCGATATGCTTTTTCCTTTATTTTTATAGGTAAACTGTTATGCCAATCTACCATATGCTGATGACCATATCGCTCACATTGCACATGCCAAAAATGTACTTTGTTTTGATGGCTTTTGGCTTTGCCTGTCACATGATGACATCTTTCACACACCAACTGCAAATTTTCATCCATATCCAATTGTGGAATAGGGTGCTTTTTGCCACGTTTGCGCCCATATAAACAATGATGGGCTTCGGTTGCTAAGTTAAAGCAACCCTCAACCTCACACAAACACCCGCGTTTCTGGATTAATCGTTTTGCTGTTGGCGTAGGCTGTCCAAAAGTCATGCCCTCATTATAGTATAAACCATCAAAAAATGCAAGGGGCAAACTGTTTTCAAACCAAAAACTCTACATTTGCGCTCTTAAAAACACTTTACATTTTAGAACATTTGTGCTATAATGAAGCGAAAGGAGAGAAATATGACTGATGTGTTTCGTAAAATTATAGACGCGCGCGATACTGCTACGCTCACGCAAGACCTTGTTTATTCCACCGCTTTTCTCTGTTTAGAGTATGATTTCTATACTTTGCTTATTGATTATGAGCGCTCTGTGGCTGGAGGCGCTGTCACATGGGTTGTGGAGTTTTCGCTGGATAACGCTAACTGGTATCAGACTTCCATTTATGATGCTGGCGCAGTGGCGGCAAATAGCGATACTGCTTCCGTTGTGCAGCGAGAGGAGTTTGCATACGGTGGCACAGCTAACGAGCCAGAGCGGTTTGTGTTTGGCCCAATTGAAATTGATCAATTTGCCAAATGGATGCGCATTGCTGTTGCAGAGAGCGGGGGCGGCGAACAAGAAGAGGGTGATTGCGGCGTCAAAGTGGTATTAACACGCAGAAAACAAAAAACTATGAATTAAGGAGAATGAAATGTCAGATATATTAGATGCAGAATTAGTAGCAATAATTGGCGGGCTGGTTATATTGGTGAATCGACTCGTGGAAGGGTTTATTACGCCAATATTTGATAAGTTCGGCTGGGATAAATTTTGGCTATTGTATATTGCCTGGGTTTTAGCAGGCATTATTGTCTTTTTGACAGGGCTAAATCTTTTCGCTGATCTGATCCCCAATCCTCTAATAGGGCAGATTTTTACTGCTGTTATTGCTGGTGGCGGAGCTAATATAACACACAATATTTTAGATAAATAACGACTATGACCAACAACGAACTTATCAGACAGCGCCTTGAAAAAATCAAGCAGATGGACGACACAAGAGAAGCGTTATCGGCGCTTGCTGATATACAATACGAACTTGATGTTTCCGCCTATGCGGAGCGCCACGAATTGCAAAAGGAGCTTGACACATTGCGACGCGCCATGATTGGCAATGGTAATCCTGAAAACTCTCTTATTGCGCGCATGACGCGAGTAGAAAGTTTTATGAAAAACTTAAATGGGGATGTGCGCATGATCAAAGATGCTCTGTTGGGGACTCTTGTTGACGGCAAGAAAGTACCTGGTTTTATTGATAGGTTGAATAATGCTGAAAAAATCAATAAAACCTTTATGCGAATCGCCTGGCTGTTGGTTACAGTGGTTTTGACTGAGATAACTCTAAAACTGATTGGATTATTCTGATGAGTGAGCGCGTTAATGATTATTGCCTGACTAACTGGAAAAAGATAAATCGCATGTGGAACGCTTATAAATTGGGATAGCGGGCTAATGATTGAGCAACTGCGTTATCTTGATGAAGAACACAGCCTCATCAGCCCGATTATGGTCAAGGTTGCGGCTTCAAGGGAGAACGGTGGTGACTTATATGTAATATCCATCGTACATTTACGCAATGAGTTGATTTTCGGTATTGGGCGCACCAAATCATTGGCTTACCAAATGCTGAGAACAGAACTAAAAAAGTATTATGACTTTCTGATGTCCAGCAACCTTGACCGCTATCACAACTCTGATTATGTTCAAGATAAATGTTGGTTAGAAAGGATTATTGAAAAACATGAAAGCACAATTTGAGCCGTTGTCTACATTAGTACGGTTGCCGAGAAATCCCAAATTACACAATTTGGGTGACATTCATCAATCTATTAATCGTTTTGGTTTTGTAAATCGTATTATTATCAATGATACCACAGGGCACATTATCGCTGGCGAAGGGCGTGCCGATGCGCTCATGCAAAAAAAGGCGGCGGGAACCGAGCCGCCTGACAATATTGAAGTACGACCAGATGACTGGTATGTGCCAACAGACAGAATTAATATACCCGCCGATGAAGAGGAAGCCTTAGCAATCGCGCTTAATCGCATTGGAGAAAACGAATGGGATGACATTAAAACTGCTCAGATTTTGGCAGATTTAGCCGCCCAAAAGCGGTTAGATGGCACAGGATTCGATGGATTGGCGGTAGATCGTTTGCTCAAACAAACCATGCCGCGCGAGCGCAGTCAACTTGTGTCCGATGAGGCATTGGCATTATATCGAGAAGAAAAAAGTCATTGGCGTTGGTTGCGACTGCACGTCACCGCTGAAATATATGATAAATGGCATAATATGAAAAGCCGGATAGAACACATTAAAACCGATGATGAGTTTGTGGAATTATTATTAAATTTGTTGGAAGATGAATTGCCATGAGTAATGAAATGGTGTGCTGGAACAGTTTAGACCCTTTGCAGCCCGTAGAAAGCGGCGAATCCTCAGCCGCGAACAGAGCATTACGGGATTATGCTCACATGGGGCATAGTCGAAGCCTAAAGCGTCTTCACAATCAATATCTTGACGCAGATGACCCGCCCACCACCTCTTATATGACATTGGCTGACTGGTCAAAACGGTTAGATTGGCAGCAAAGGATTTCATGTTGGGAAGAAATGGAGCGGAAGCGCGAGGCGCATCGTTGGCGGGAGCGGCGGGATGAGGTTCGGGAGCGTGAATGGGAAAATGCCACGCGACTGCAAACAATGGTTTCAAATCTCTTAGACCAAATGCCGAGTTTTTTAACTAGTAAGGAGGCTATTGCTGAAGAAGGCAGCCCACAAGTTATCACATCGGACGGTATTGTGGTACAGAAGGGCAAACCAACCATTATGCTTCGCACCGTAAAACTGAATGTCTCAGCCGCCTTACGGATTATCAAACTGGCTTCTGACATTAGCCGCAGAGCGGCGGAAATGGAAGACAGAAGTATGGATCGTCTTATAGAGGAAATTGATTTTGACAAATTAGCCCCCGACCAAATTTCACGCTTGGCGGACGGAGAACACATTTTAGATGTATTAGATATTAGAAAATGATACAGCCAAGAGCATTAGCCGAATTAGAGAAACGAAGAATTTTACAATCCACCGAGATTCAAACAGATTATCAGCTCTTCGTGGAAAAATACAAATCCGACCCAGCACAATTTGTGAAGGACTGTATTCGGTTTGACGATGGCGAGAAGCCGGACGATTACCAATTGGAAATTTTGCAAGCCTTGGTAACTCATCGGCGGTTATGCGTGCGCGCTCCACATGGGGCAGGCAAATCCAGCCTGATGGCATGGGCGGTTTTGTGGTTTGCTTTAACAAGAGAGGGAATGGCTGGCGACTGGAAAATCCCCACCACTGCTTCTGTTTGGCGGCAGTTAGAAAAGTATCTGTGGCCAGAAATCCATAAGTGGTTTCATCGCTTACGGTGGGATATTATAGGCAGAAAACCGTTTAATAGAGACGAATTGATGATGCTTTCTATTCGTTTGGCACACGGGGAGGCGTTTGCGGTTGCTTCTAGCACGCCCGATTTTATTGAAGGCAGTCATGCGAGTCATATTTTATATATCTTTGATGAATCTAAGAAAGTTCCTAATGCGATTTGGGATTCGGCAGAAGGCGCGTTTTCAACAGGAGATGCTTACTGGTTAGCCTGTTCTACGCCTGGCGATCAAAAAGGGCGCTTTTGGCAAATTCAAACCCATGTCCCTGGTTATGAGGATTGGAAAACCTATCACATTACGATTGATCAATTTTTGGCTACGGGGCGCGTGAACAAAAAATGGGTGGAAGACCGTAAACGTCAATGGGGGGAGGATTCGGTAATGTATCAAAACCGCGTGCTTGCTAATTTTGCCGCAGATGATACTATGGGTGTTATTCCATTATCATGGGTAGAAGATGCTGTACAACGGTGGCACGACTGGCAGGATAATGGCGGTTATGGTATTGTAACTTCTATTGGCGTAGACGTGGCAGGCGGCAAATCGGGGGCAGACAAAAACACCATTGCCATTTGTTGTGATGGTTGCAAAATAGAACAAATAATTCACTTTATGCCAAAAGACCCCGATAAGGCTACCGTTGAAATGACTAACTTTCTGGAGCCGTTGCTGGACAAATTCCCCACAGCCACCTTAGTCATTGACAGTATTGGCATTGGTGCTGGCGTAGTACATCAAATCAATGCTGCGGGATACCGCGCTCTTGGTTTTGTCTCTAATGCCAAGGTGAATGTGCGAGATCAAACAGGTTTATTAGAATTTTACAATTGGCGCTCGGCGGCTTGGTGGCTGATGAGAGAAATGTTAGACCCGCGCAATCGTTTTGATATTTGTCTGCCACCAGACGATGCTAACACGCCGCTAATGAGTGATTTAACCGTTCCTCGTTATCAGCGCCGCGCAAATGGAAAAATTTGGGTTGAAAATAAAGAGGTATTAAGACGGGCTGACCGATTGGGGCGCTCCCCCGATGATGCTGATGCTATTATTTATGCAATCTGTGGCCCCACCTTGTATGAATTAACCATGCAAGGCGAGACATTGAATATCACTTATCAGCCCCCCAGCTTTGGAGATTGGTAATATGAGCATTTTAGACAATTTGGGCGACTTAATCAAAAGAACACTATTTAAAAAAGATATTGAGCAGCTTACAGATTCATTTGAGCATCTTCTAAATGTGTTAGCTGTATATCCGCGCACAGCCGCCACAGAACAACAAGAAGAGCGGTTGTTTGAGAGCTTGCCATCCAAATATGGTGAGTGGGATAGTCAATTAGCCGATCTTATGATTCGGCGCATGACTAATCAAGATATAAGAAAAATATCGCTTGATAATCAAACTCGAATGATGATGGTTAAGGAAAGTCGTCATTTGTATGTGTGGGATGTAATCACGCAGTATATGATTGAGTTATGGACGGATTACGGCTTCGGACAACAACCAGATATTGTGCCGCGAGACGAGGATTTACGGCGCGTGTGGCGCGAATTTTGGGAATCTGCTGCCAATCAATATATCTTCAATGAGCGTGAACTCAACGAGTTATCCAATAAACTGCAAATAGATGGCGAATATTGGTTTGCACAATTTATTAGCAAACTTGATGGCAACTCCACCATCAGAATCATTGAGACTGATGACATCAAAAAAATATACTACAAAACCGGAGACGCTGCCATACCAGTGTATTATAAGCGCGAGTGGTGGACAGGCGAAGTGAGTTCTGAGCATCATGTACTCTACTATCGGGATTTTCGCGCTACGGATGAGCAGGCTGCGGCAGTTCGGGCGCGGATTATCAGCGAAGATTCGGGCGCGGAGTTTGCAGAAGATAATAGACCCAGTACCGATGTATTAGTATTTCACGTTAAATATCGTGAAATAAATGGACGTGGATGGCCATTTCTTACTGCTGGCTTTGCTTGGTCGCGAGGTTACAAAGGCTTCTTAGAGGATAGAGCAACTCTTAATAAAGCCGCCGCCGCCGTTGTTGAAAAAGTTAAAGTGCATGGCGGGCAGCGCATGGTAGACGTAGTGAAGCAGCGGCTTCAATCCAGTTTGGTGCGTGGTTCTGGTGGAATAGAGCGAAATCCGCCCCCAGCCAGCGGCTCGATTTGGGTTGAAAACGAGGCAATGGATAGAGAATGGTTATCCCATCCTACTAATGCGGCGGACGCCGAGAAAGACGGGGTGGCGATTTTGGCACAAACAGCGCTCGCTGGCAAGATGTATCCCCACTATCTGGGGCGTGGGGAGTATTATCGCTTGGCAACGGCTACGGCGATGGAGGGGCCAACTTTTCGCAGTTTCCAACGCTATCAGAGTTTTTGGGCTTCTGTATGGCGCACATTGGTAAAAATGGTAGCTGATGCTAAAACCAAATATGGCCATGAAGTTTTTGATAGTTATGAGGTGGATGTCAACCAAGACCGCATTATTGACACCAGCACTAAAGAAATTGATGACATGATGTTGGCAGTGAGCGATGGCTTAATGAAAGGCTCAATTGATCAAGACACAGCCATCAGAACTCAGTCCTCGCTTATCAAAATGGCGTTACAAACACTTGGTGCGCCCAGCGTGGCAGACATTGTAGAAGCAGAAATGACGGAAACAAAAGATGGTTATGCAAGTGCTATCCATTCAGCCTTTTATGGTTTGTGGTGCGGCGCATTGGATAGAGAAGGCTTTATTACCATGATGCGCGATATTATTGATATTTCAATGCGGCGCGGATGGCGCGCGGGAATGCAAGAAGCGGGCTTACAATGGGAAGACCGCACCCAAGACGAGGAAAACACTTTATCAGCAATGGTGCTGGCTGAATGGCAGCACGTCCCAGGCGTAGCTGACTGGATATTAGAGAGAGATAAAAATGCTGGTGGATTATTAAGAGATTTGGCTTATCGGGAATCCTTGTGGGCTAATGGTTATCAACAAGCTTATCACAAAGCTTTACAGATGGCGCGCAATGACCCCAAGATGAAATGGATACTTGGCGCGACTGAACAACATTGTCACGACTGCCTCAAATATGCTGGCAAAGTCAAGCGTGCAAGTTACTGGCGTCAAATTGGAGCATATCCTCAGGCACCCACCCTGGAGTGCAAAGGAATTGCTTGTGATTGCCGGTTTGAAATAACAGATGATCCTCTTTCAAGGGGATATTTAACACCACCATCAGGAGCATAAAATGACTCATGAAAGAGTACGCGTAACAAATATATCAGACAGCGTTGAAATTGGCGATTTTAAAATCGTTGGTGATGAAACGGGCAAATTTATTAAAATTAATGATGACAATGAGGCGGAATGGGTTAACATCATTCCCGCAGACATATCAGCCGCGAGTGCGGACATTGAACAAGTGCTAACTGTCAACGCCGATAATGTTGGTGAATGGCAGGATAATTTTCATGCTGCCGCATTGAAAGTTCATAGAGTAGGCACATTGGTTTTGACCAATCCAAATGTATGGGAAGACATTACTTTTAATTTGAAGGTTGCAGATGAAACAACCGACGATTTCCATTATTATGATGAGGGAGGGGCTGGGGAAGATACTAGCATTATCGTATGCGAAAGTACAGGAATCTTTTGGGTGGGAGGTTGTGTACATTCTTATTGGAATAACGCGGTAGGGGGAGTGCATGATACAGCATCAAGGGTAATAATAAGTCAAGACAACGGTAGTTCATGGGACGAACCCAGATGTTTGCAGGCATTGAGTTCGGCGAATAGAGTTTTGGCAGATTATCTCACAAACCCTTACACTGGCACAATCTATGTTGAAAGCGGAGATTGGCTTAAACTACAAGTATGGGTAGACGATATAAACGTTGAGCTGCGCGGCAGTGCAATTTTTGACAATCCCGTTGTTGCCACTTTGGGAATCTATGGAGTAGTAAAATGACCGCGATAAAAACAGAAGATATTACCTTTTACGTAGTATATGTATTGGGTGGCGCGGGCGCTGTCGGCTTGGCTCCAAGTGTGAGTGTGTACAATTCAACAGGCATCATTGTCAACGGCGCGGGGGCTGTGGAAGTAGACGCAATCAATGCGCCAGGATTATATGCCTATACGCTCTCGGCGGGCTTAATGCCAAGAAGCGATATGTACGTAGCCTGCTTCACAGTAGGTGCGGGCGCGGATGTTCTGGTTCAATTTCAAACTATTTATGTTGCACCCTGGGCGTGGGAAACCAACGCTGATGTCAATGCGCTAATTAGTATGCTGCAACACAATCCTCATATACGCCGTTATATGCGCACAGATCAAATTGAAATTAAACGCTCCACCGATGTGAGCTTTGCCATAGCCGGATTAGGCGATTTAACTGGGCGCACGCAATTATATTTCACTGTCAAGGACATGCAGACAAAAGACACTGCCGCAGATGCGCAAAGCGTTTTACAGATTGAAGAAAGTGAGGGACTGCTTTACATTAACAAAAATGAGGCTGACACCCCTGCGAATGGTGTACTTACTGTAACCGACGCTCTTGCAGGGGACATTACCATTGAATTAGCGGCTGTCGAATCCGACAAAATACAGCCCAACGAACCCTATCTATATGACATTAAAATGGATAACACGGTGCTTGGAGAAGGTCGTTTTTTGGTGTCTACCGCTATTACGCGCACCATTTTATGATTAGGAGATTTATTAACCGGCTCGAACAAGAATGCGGCATGGAAGTTTGGCGGCATTATTGCAAATTAAGGACAGCAAAAACGCCAAAGGATTTTTGGGATTCATTAAAAGCACTGAGTCTCATCGTTGATAAATTATTAAAAAGAGTGTAGTATTGGATTATGCTTGACAAATTAGAACATTTGTGCTACAATATGCTATAATCTGTATATGGGGCTGTTTTCAACCGCTTTAATATACATGAGCCGTCATTGCCCGCTCGCCGGAGCGGGCTTTTTATTTAGGAGAAATATATGCCTTATGCCAAAAATTCAGAATTACCAGATAGTGTAAAAAACGTCTTGCCAGCAAAGGCACAGGAGATTTTTAGAAAGGCTTTTAACGCTGCTAACGCAAAATACCATGACGAGGAACGGGCTTTCAAGATTGCCTGGGGAGCGGTAAAAAACGCCGGATATAAAAAGAAGAACGACAAATGGGTCAAGGAGGTCGAACCAGAGGAGAAACTAAAATTAGCAGAATTGGATAACGGTTACATCGTTTCCTTTGAACAATTGGAGGCGAAGGAAAAAGAAGAGCATCGAATCTTTGAAATTCAGACCCTGACTAACGCCTTTCAAGCCATGATAGATAACATCATGTATTCTGTGGAAATTGAAGACAAAATTGCTGCCATCAATCGTTTAGCTAATGAGTTTACTGTCAGATTAGGAGCTTTAATGGAAGCCGAACAACGTAAAAAAATGGCGGAAATAGAGGAAAGCAAAGTGGAATTAGCAGAAAGTGAGCCTTCCCCAATTACCGAACTTACTGAAACCAAAAATGGTGGCCCCCTCCATGCAATTGTTCGGCTAATACGTCCTGGCTGGGGCAATAAAGCACACAATCATTATTATCCCAAAGAGGTATTAAAACGAGACGCCCATTTATTTATTGGTGCGAAAATGTATGAAACAGATCACCGACCAAATGAAAAATCAACCCGCACCTGGACAGCGACCATTGAAGATATAGCCGGCTTTGATTCGCAGGGCGCTCCGCTTGCAAGGGTTGCCATTCACGATGCTGGCTTTGCTAACCGATTGCGCAATCTTAATGAATTAGGAATGCTTGAAAAGATGGAATGCTCGATTTATGCCTCCGGTACAGCCAAAAAGGGATTTGAACTCGGCGGGCGCAGAGGCAAGCAGGTCGAATCCATTACTAATGTTTCCAGCGTAGACTGGGTAACGCGCGCTGGTGCTGGTGGGGCTGCCGTGAGTTTGGTTGAATCTGAGAATACAAATAAGGAGTCAAATATGACAAAAGAAATTAATGAGAAGCAAGAATTGGAAACCCACGAAGAGCCGGAACAGGAACCGCAGTCAGAGACACAAGTAGAGCAAGTCGAAGAAGTGCATATTGAGGAAGGCGATCCTGAGCCACAATTTTTGGGTGTTGTACAAATCAAAGAAATTTTAGCAGAGACCGCGCTGCCAAAATATGCGCAAACCCGCCTTGCCTATTCTGGAAAATTTATATCAAAAGAAGAAGTACAAGAAGCCGCCAATGCTGAACTTGAATATATCAAAAATGTTACCCAATCAGGCAAAGTTTTTGGTATGGATAAAAGCGCGGTGGACAAATTAAGTAATGCAGATAAACTCGCAGAAGCTGAGAAAGCTAAAGACCAAATGATTGCAGAGTTTATGCAAATTAAAAAGAAAAAGGAGTAACACATGACCGAAGAAATTAGAAGCAACTACGAGGTATCGAGTGAGGGTGCGGTTCGCCATTGGGATATTCCCTTTGATGAATTAGAGGACTCCACTCCAACCGCGTCTCTGCCAGCGGCGGTTACATCGCGTATTAATGGTTGTCAGATAACCGGCACTACCTTGAAGGTTGATGACGATGATGAGTTTGCGGTGATTGATTTCACCTTCGCGATGGTGTACCAACATGAGGTGCGTAATGTGCGCACTTATTCCGAGGGCGCCGAGGCGACATGGGGAGCTATCGGAATTGGCGACCCTATATTTTATGATCGAAGTGCAACAATGCCTGTCGCTGTCAAACTATCCACTTCCCCATTTGATTCTACTGGCGAGCCAAATCCCCTGTTTGGATTCCGTGTCCCCGCCGAGGATAGCGATGTGGCTGATGCTGGCGCAGACACCGCAAGCACACAAGATATTGCCGTCCTGCAAACGGTTGGTGGGTGTTGGGCTGTCGCAGCAGAATTAATACCAGTATAAGGAGATAAAAAATGAAATCACTGTTTAATCTTTTGTCTGGCTTGATGCACGAAGATTTTAAGGCGAATAGCATTTCTGGCAAAGAACTTGATAAACGTGTTGAAGCCTTAGAAGAAATGTACAGTACTGCCATGCGCAGTACAACACCAGACAAATTTCAAGAGGTGCTTACCACAGCGCACTTCTCTCACTATTTTGCCGATGCCTTGTCTCGTATGTTCTATGCCGATTATCGCGTTCGCGACATGTCGTGGAAAGAGTATACATATCCAGACATTGCTCCCACATTTAGAGATGTTGACCGGCTGCGCTTAAGCAGACCAGGCACATTGTATAAGCGACGGGAAAAGGGCGAAGCTCGTGCCACAAGCATCTCAGACTCGCAAGTGTCTTATGGTGTGGAAGAGTTTGCTCGTCAGTTTGATATTTCTTGGCGCGCAATTCTCGAAGATGATTTAGGGAAAATCAAAGAAGTGCCTCGTGCAATGGCACGGGCGGCTTATCAATTTGAAAATCAGTTTGTTACTGCTCTCTTTGATAATGCCACAACCCAAGCCGCATTGACTGCTCTTGGGGCACAATATGCGGGTACGGGGAGCCTAACTCACGAGAACTTGGCATTAGCTATTAGCTATATGAATACTCGTACCGACCCCGACGGCTATCCGTTATCGGTGGGCGGAATTTATCTGGTGGTACCTCCAACCCTAGCCATGCAAGCCGAGGTTATTCTTGGCTCGACGCAGGCTAGCGGCTCAGCGGCTAATGATCTCAATGTTATCCCGAAGTTCTTACGCGGATATATTGTCAACGATTACATTACTACTACCGATGATGCAAACCCATGGTATCTGTTTGCAGACCCCGCCGCGATTCCCGCAGTCCCCGTTGTTCGATTGCAGGGATATGAAGAGCCATATGTGTATATGCGAGCAAGCAACATTGCTATGGTTATGGGTTCAGCCCCTCCAGCCATGCTGATGGGTTCCTATGAAACGGGCGATATTGAATACACCGTTGAGGATTTCATCGGGGGCTGGGATGATGACACCTATGTGGGTGTTGTTGATTATCGTGGCATTTATTATTCGGATGGCACAAGCGAATAGTTTATAACGGGAGCGAAAAATTATGGCTAAAAAACAGAAAAAGACTCAAGAACCAATTAGCTATGGGTCGGCTCAACATATTGCCGCTATACAGGGGGCGTATCGTATACGCCCCGAAGTGGCAAAACGCGTTGTGGAGACCTTTGAGAGCGGTGAGCGGGAGTGGCCGTACGATTATTATGATAAATGTAAGCGTATGATCAGTCTTATTGACAATCCCACGCCGCGCGCCGTTTCTCCACGCGCTGGTTGGAAACGAGATAAAAACTACTAATAAAAGGAGTTCACTATGGAATTTTTCCCTAATGTAACGCTGCGCCCGTTCTACCCTCCAATGCACGGAGTTCCGGGCAGTTCACAGCGCAAGGGATTCCGTCAAAGTGCTGGCGTAACCACATACTATGTAGACGCGCTGCATCCGAAAGCAAACGATAATAATAGGGGTTGGAGTCCGCATTTTCCGTTAGCCACGGCTCAGGCGGCTGTTGATAAGGTATCCAGCGGCGATTGGATTGTGGTAATGAATATTTCAGAAGACGGCGAAAGCGTTGTAACTCCCCCTTACAATTCGGGCGCAGATTACGTCCGCCTTGTTGGTATGCCTAATGGGTCGCGCTATCGCCCATTTTGGGTATCTGCTGCCGCAGACGCCCCCTGTTTGGATTTGCGCGCTATTGGATGGCATATTTCTGGTTTCCGCTTTGGTGCGCCCACCGAGGCAGCTTGCATTGAACTACGACATACCGATTCGGGCGATGACGATATTGCCATTCGCACCATCATTGACGAAAACTATTTTGACGGTTTGACTGAGGGATTATATGGGATTGAATCGCACGGCTGCTATGATGTATGGATTATGAATAACTGGTTTTCATTATTCCACAACGATGGTGGAACTGCTACTGCATTGATCACCACAGACACACCGTTGGCGATTCCTTATCGCAACCATATTATCAACAATCAATTCATGGATTGTGATAATCTCATTCACTATGACACTAACGGTAGCCGTTTTCAGGGCAATATTTTACAACAGAACGGCTATGCCTATACTGCCACCACCATCTTTGATATTTCTGCTGGTGATGACAACATTGTTACTGGAAATGTGATTGAAGGCGATTATTCGCAACCAGCATGTCACGGTGGAGCCAACGATTTCTGGATGTGGAACATCTCAGATGACGTAGCAGAAGCCGAAGTCACTGATGACGGCGTTACGATTGCGCCGCCTGCCGTGTAATGGTTGGCAATACAAAATAAATAGATAGGGTTTTCGACCGATTGTTGAAAGCCCTATCAGAAAACGAGGAATCAATGCCTTGCTCTGGTCGTTATGCTACTGCCGCTGAATACTTTGCTTTCTTTTGTGGTGCTGGTACTGATCATGACACCGAAGAGGAAAGCATTGTCAATGAGTTTCTGGAAAAGGCGGCTGCCGATATACACGCAGCGGTCTCTGCGGCTGGGGCTTGCGACTGCACATTGGCTGGCTGGGCGCTGACGTACCTTAAAAAACTAAATATCTTAGATGCCGCTGTTATTCAAGGCTGTCCTTGTGCCAATCCTTATGATGCGCCGCAAAAACGTTTAATTGCTGAGGAGCTACGGCGCAATTTTGATATGATAATGACGGGCGATGTTGAGCTTTGTGAAGGTTACACGGGTGCTAATTACCCCGCATTTGGGACTGCGGAACGCAGTTTAACGGAATGGTCTACGGCAGCCATTATTAAAAACCGAATGATGCGAAGCCGATAGATGACTACATTACAGTTTAAAGTCACAATGCCAAGCGACAGCGGCTTTGCTCAACAAAAGTTCATGAATCGAATGCGGCAAATTGGCAACAAACTTGCTGACCGCGTGCATCACACCTATGGCGAACTAACGACTTATTGGCACGATGTGCCGCAGTTTACCAAAAATGTACAGGTAAGCCCTAATGAAATGATAGTCAAGGTGCAAACCACCAATTTAAAATATCGGTTTGTTGATCTTGGCACAAAAGCGCATCCTATTACGCCCAAAAATGCCCCCATGCTGGTTTTTCCTTTAAAATATACCAGCGTTACAAAAGTGGAAAGTTTGCACACTCGGCACGGCGGCAAAGACTATAATGGCCCCTGGATACACACTGACCACGTTGAGCATAAAGGCACACAAGCCAGAAATTTTGAGAAGCCCATTAATGAAGAGCAAATACCGTTAGTGCAAAAAGATTTTAATGAAATTATGAAACATTTTAAATTGATAACATTAGAAACGGAGCGTTATGACTGACGAAAAACAAGAAAAAAAGAGAAAATCATATAAGGCGGTAAATATGATTTCTTCGCGCGGTAAAAACGCTGTTGTTGAATGGGTATATCAAGGGCGCGCCCACCGGAAAATCGTTCCAACAAAAGCTGTGTCGGGGGGCAAAATAGAGACTCATATATTGGATCAATGCCCTGATTATGGTATCCCCTGGTCTTCTGAGATTCATCCCACGCTCACAGCAGAGGAGATCGAAATAGCGTTACACAACGCAGGGATTTGGACACCGGAAGATGTTTGGCAAAATCCTAATGCGATTATTGGCGCGCTAAATGCCGCCTATAAAACCGATTTGGCGATGATATTACAAATCGCCAACAAGTATAAGAATAAGGAGTAAAAATGGCAGATTTAGTATTTTCAAGTCGCCGAGGCTCGGTTTTCATTCAAAAAACAGGCCCCAACTCACGCGCCCAAGTGCTGCGTTGCCTTGATGCTGACCCAGTGACCTCTCCCAAACGGGATAAAGAGTTGATTAAATGCTTTAACCCCTATGGCGATGGCTGGAATGAGGTTGGTAAAACATACGGCGCACCAGGGCCTGCAACCGTGACCTTGACGCAATTAACAGGAGTTTCTCTAAGCGAATTAGAGAAATTGTATTGTCCTGTTACCTTGTTATTTGCACAAGTGAAATATGGCAAGGTTACAGAAATCAATAATGCTGAACGCGTAATCATTATGACTAACGCAGAGCCTACCGAGGATAGCTATGACGCGCTGGTGCATCACACTGACGACACCCCATCCACACACGCCGTAGCGTTTAGCGGCGATTCTCATATCATTTTAGTGGGCTATCCTGAACTTCAGCGCCTCACAACCACAGAGACAGAAGCCCTTAATGATATTCACGGCTCTGTCGCCGCAAATTGTGAAGAGCGGCGTGAGCCAGGCGATATTTTAATTGCTGTTGCGGATAGCGCAGTTGCCCCCGCTTTAGGCAATGTGATATATTCGCAAGACGGCGGTATTACCTGGACTGCCGCTGCCGGCAACCCGTTCGTTGCTGGTGAAAACATTATGGCATGTCAATGGTTTATGAAAGATAACAACACTGAGCGCTGGTTAGTGGCTATGGAAGCCCCGGCTGCCGGGCAGGGCATGATTGCCTATTCTGATGACCAGGGTGCTAACTGGACTTCCGTAAACATTGGCGGTGCTGCCGCAGGACATGGTGCTACACTTGGTGGCAGTTTATATGTGCTAGACGCCCAAAACATTTGGCTCGCCTCGGCTGCCGGTTATATTTATAAATCAGAAGACGGCGGAGAAAGCTGGGTTGCCAAAGAAGCCGGCGGCATCACTGTCAACGACTACACGCATATCCATTTCTTTGATGTCAACACTGGCGTGGCTGTTGCCGCTGGAGGTGTTGTGGCTATCACCGAAGATGGTGGGGACACATGGACAGCCGGCACTGCTGTCGCTGGCGCACCTGATCTGCGTACTTGTCGGATGCCTGAAGAGGATACAATTTGGGTTGGGGATGCCAATGGAGACTTGTTCTACTCACATGATTTCGCAGCCACATGGACTGAACGTACTGGCTTAGGCGGATCGCCTGCCGCTATCAACGACATAGAATTTTCCGACATGCAAGTTGGATTCTTGGCATTAGACAGCGCTGTACCCGTTGGCACGGTACTACAAACGATTTTGGGCGGCACGACATGGCGCGCGTTGGCTACCCCCACGAATGCGGGACTCAATGCCGTGCATGTTGTTAATCCCAACCTGGCTTTTGTTGTTGGTGAGCCGCAAGGCGGCACAGCATTTATTGCTAAAATAGCAGCGTAAATTAGTTGGGAGCATTAAAACTATACTCACGGGGTGTGCATATCGCCTGCTCCCCGATATGCCCCCCGTCAGTGGGAGCATATAATGATTGATGGAAAGAAAACAGGAACATTTATCGCCCTAGATGGTCGCAAATATACCATCACGGGTTTTACGCGCATGATGATGCTGCGCGTAGAAGAATCTGTAAAAACCGCTTGGGAATTAGAAGAACATCGCCCTCTGCCCCAACGCCCAACCTATAAAGCCGAAGATGCTTTTGGTGGTGAGGAGATCATTTACTATCACACCAAAGATACCTTAGAAACCGATGAGGAAAAGGCGGCTTGGGCTAAATATGAACAAGAGCAAGACGAGCTTGAAACACGCGTGTGGCAGCACATGATGTATGAAGCACTGAATTGTGTGATAGTTCCCTTAGAGGATTTAAAACAATATGTACATAGGCAAAAAATAGATACTGGTCTTTTATTGCCTGATCCAGAAAAGTATGAAACGCGAGTAAAGCGTTTATACGTAGAGCATGTTGTTTTATGCGATAACACAGATGAAATGATGCGCTTGTTGGCGGAAACCATGAAGGTTGCTGGCGTGATTAGCGGCGAGGAGGTCAAGCAAGCCATGAAATCCTTTCGCGATCAAAAGACTGAACAAGACAGCGAACCCGCCCAACGACCAGATTCCGCTGAACAGGCTGGCGATTCCTGACGCATATAGTAGCAATTGGATTACAAGTGACTTTTTCGTACAGGTTGACGCTGTTTTAGATAAAGGCTGGCTTCCCTCTGATTTTGGGTTATGTCATCCTTATCAGGATGGGGCGGTGATGTATGGACACGCTCTTGCGTCAGCCAAAATCGAGAGTTATGAAAATTATCTATCGCGGAAGAGATTAAAGGAAAAATGAGCGACCAGCCGACCCCCGTTGGGTTTGAAGCCTATTTTAAAACCGATAAATTTAAGCGGGATATAAAAACATTTTTCGATGCTATCGCGCAATTAAATAAGTCTCTGGACAGCCTTAGCTCTAATGTTACCGCGCTAAACAGAACCATTCAAGGCTTCGCGCGCGATGCCAAAACTGCCTTTGAAAGTATCGGGCAGTCTACTACACAAATGGCTCAGCATACACAGCGCGAAATGCAGGTCATGAATCAAGCCGTGCGCGATGGGGGCGTTTTAATAGGACAAACTGTAAAAAACACCACAACCGCTGTTCAGCCAACTGCCAAACAAGCGGGAACCAATATGGGGACAGCTATTATGGGAGGTATTATTGGGGGGCTTGCCGCGCATATGCCTCGCTTCAAATCGAAACTCAAGGGTTTTGCAGGATTATTAGATAAAACAGGCAATGCAATGCGAGATGTTGGCACTACATTAGGTACAGTGCTAGGCGCTGCCATAGGCTCCGCTGTTGCACCGGGTATAGGCACTGGTATTGGCGCGGCTTTAGGCTCAATGCTTGGTAAGATGGGAGGATGGCATTTTAGGGCAATGGCGGCTGTTATAGAAATGTTTAATAATATGCGGCGGGCAGCACTGCGTGCTTTTGGAAAAATTATTTCTGCGGCAGCAAAAGTAACAAAGGCGCTTCTAAAAATTGCTTTAACTCCCGTTAGGAAATTTTTTAACAAATTGCGCCAACAAGGAACGCAAGCTCTCGCGGATATGCGCGCCGAATTAGAGCATTTATATAAAACAGCAACAGAATTTCAAAAAATCGAAACTGCCCTTAACGCGGTGGTGGCAGCGGCTTTAGTAACAGAGGGTCGCTTTGAAACAGCCAGAGACGCGATGGTAGCCGCCATACCCATTTCCGAACAACTCCGTAAGGCATTAATTGATTTATCGCTTGTATCACCATTCCCGTTAGAAGACATTTACGGGCTTTACCGCAAAATTGCGGCGTATGGTGTGGCTTTAGATACCTCATACGAGTTAACAGAAGCCCTCATCGAAATTGGAGCCGCTACGGGGTTCTCTAACGAGGTCTTAGAGTTATTAGCTCGCAACTTTGCACAAGTGGCTAAAAATGGCAAAATTTTTCAGCGGGATTTATATGAATTGGCAAACTCTGGTCTTGACTTGGCGCAGGTGCTAAGAGAAGAGTTGGGAATCACGGTTGATGAATTTAACCAGCGTATGCAAGAAGGCACAATCAGCGTACAAGATTTAGCGGACGCGCTTATTGCTTTTTCACTTACCCATTATGGCGGTTCGGCGGAGGCATTAAGCAAAACCATAGCAGGTTTACAAAACCGATTTGAAACACTGAAAACGGTGATGATGTCTGATTTTATGCGCCCGATGTTGGCAGATATACTACCTACTCTTCACACCGTTGCCCTGGCATTTGGCGAAGTAATCAAAACAGGCATTTTTGAAGATTTTGGTAAAACATTTGTTTACATGCTGCGATCCATAGTCGGGGAAACCGACTGGTCTGTAAACCAGATAGCAAAAAAGATTCTTGATTTTATGCAATGGCTTATAGAACTTGGAACCGATTTATTTATTCACGGCAGAGAAATGATGGAAGAGTGGGGATTCGGCTTATTGCGGGGTGCGGCAAATGCAATCACTGCATTAGTCAATTTTATTTCCAATACAATTACAGAATTATTTGAAGTTCAGTCACCGCCCAAAATTCTACCTATGATTGATACATGGGGCGCAAAGACAATTGAAGAATGGTTCAAGGGAATGACAAAAGCCGATTTTAGTATCATAAATCAAATTCTTAGCCCCATCGAAAGCGCGCTATCGGGCTTAGGCTTGGATTCGTCTGTCATTCAAACCAAACTGCAAGAAGTGGCGCGTATGCTATCCAAATCACTAAAAACGGGGAAATTGGATACAGGATTATTGGATTATATTCGGAGTATTGGCGGCGAATACGGTAGTGCTCTTAGTAAATTAATTAAACAAGAATTTGAGTTAGCCAAAGCTATTAAGCGTGTAGAAAAAGCTCAAAAAGCATTAGACAAGGCGACTGAATGGTATGAGGAATCTGACGAGGCTGTACAAAAATTAGTGCGCGAATATAACGAATTATTGCGCTCCGGCGCAGATGAAGCAACCCTTGAAGCCAAACTCAAAGAAATTCGAGCAATGCAAGACCAGCGTAGAGAAGCTGGCGAATTGATTACTAAACGCGAGAAGGAACTCAAAACAGCCGAAGAGAATAAAAACAAACTACAAGAAACGGTTGATGCACAACGCGATTTAGTCAATTTGATGATTAAACTCACCAAACAGACTAAAGGTGCTGGCAGTGCTATGGAAGACATGGCTAAAGCACTGAAAGAGGCTATGGGCGGTGCAGGAGATTTGAGTTTTAACATTGACACCGCCTTTAGAGAAGCCAGAAGAAAGATACAAGAAGCACTTGGGGGTTTAAAGGACGAATGGGATAGATTAGTGAGAGCTGTAAAATGGGAGTTGGGGATTCCTATTGAACCCGAGTACGAGTTTTCTTGGGAGTATGGACAAAAACCAAAAATCAAAAATGAGGAAAATTTATTAAGCGAGCTAGAACCCGCTCTCGCGGAATTGGGCGGCAAAGTATTGACGCTCATCACCGAGGGTGCCGATTGGGACACATTTACTGCCAATTTTACCACAACACTGACAGGTATCATAACAGACGTGGCAAATAGCCCAGAGCTACAAGAGGCTATAAAGACTACTACCGAAAAGATAATAACCGGCTTGGTAGATGGAATTTCGGCATCTATTCCTATAATAGTACCCGTCGTGATCGAGTTGGGGGGGGCTATAATTGAGGGTATCTGGGAGGGTATAAAACAAAAACTCGCAGAATATTTTACCCCTGAAAGAGTAGCCAAAATATTGACGATCATTCTGGACGCTTTTACACTGTTTTTCTTGATATTTTCCCCATCACATTTGATGGAAACCGAAGTTGGCGAACCTATTGTAGAAGGAATTATAGAAGGTATTAAAAATAAGCTCGAAGCGGTTAAAGAAACCGCCAGCAATATATGGACTAATATCACTGACGGATTAGGAGAGCTTTGGGAGAAAGCCAAAGAAAAAGGCACACTCATAGCCGAGGGTTTAAAAACCGGCATTTCTGACAAATTCGAGGAAATTAAACAAACTGCGGGAGACGTGTGGGACAATATCGTTGATGGCTTTGGTAATGTTTGGGAGAACGCCCAAGGTATTGGTAGAAAGATTATTGATGGCATCAAAGCGGGAGTTGCTTCTTTGTCCGGCGTATCCTTATTAACGTGGGCGAGAAAAGTCATTGGCAATATTATTCAAGCACTATGGAATGCTATTGGTTTGGGTGGCACCTCTTCGGAATCGCCTAACTCGAACAGCGACTCTTCAACGGGGGCAACCATGACACAAGGACTCACCGTTACTGCACCCCAATTGGTGTCCTCAATTAATGATTTGATAAACTATCGTCCTCGCCCAACGAGCGCATACACCCCCTCTATTGTGCATCAAACTCGCACGGTTTATAATGTGGATATGGGCGGGAATATTGTGAGAGACAATATGGATTTAGCGTTATTGCAAAATAGCATAACGAAACAATTAAGAAGGGCATCGTATACAGCATGACAACACCTCGTTTTACCATTACTGATGGCACAACAAGCGTAACATTGCTTTCGCGCAGTGGCAGTGGAATCAATCTATTGGATTACACGCCGCAGAGATTGCCCGCGCAGGACATTTGGGCGGAATCTGACCTTGCGGACGGTCGTCAAATGCAAATGCGTAAATGGGGAAATATTGTAGACGTACTTACACTCGGTATTTCTGGAAAAAGCGCGGATGCCGTTATTGAGTTAGGGCGACAGCTCACACGATTATTAGAAAAGGCTGTACAATATTCTATCACAGAGTGGCAAAATGAGCCTGTGTGGATTGAACGGCGCGGGTCGGAGGAATCCAACACATCCTATGCTATTATTTTTGGGTATAAGTGGGAACACGACAGCAATCCTTTTGCTCCCCCTCTGCATGTGCGCGATAAACGATATGCCAATGCCAGTTTTGATCTTGCCATCGAACACGGCTTCTGGATGGCGAATCCTCCATCGTCAGGGGAATGTGTTAAGATCAACAATCTAAAAACCACAACTTTAGATACAGCAATATCCGTGCCCTTGGCGCAGAACGACGACTGTTACATCGCTCACACAGACACCATAGAAATACACGCATATCCGAGCGCGGTGACAGATGATTGTTATGTTGACCATGACACAGGCACTATTTATCTAAATGATACGCTCAACATGGATTTTCAGGATGAAATAGGAATCCGTTTTATGAGCGTTAATGTGCCTGCCGG